ACAACACCCTGAGTGGCCTCAGGGAAAGGCAGGGCGGCTCGGTGTTGTGCTGATCCATCCCCCGACACCACATTTCACAACCATGAATCAAGACGCTTACGCCCAAGCAGCTCAGCATCAAAATGATCTCAACGCCTGGCTCGAATATGAACGACGCCTCAGAGCGGCCTATGCCCGCAGCCAAAATCCGCACCCTCGACGATGGTTGCGTGAGGATTCAAGTCGGTGATGGCCCTGGTGCCTTTGTCGGCGTAGTCAGCTCACACCACTTGGTTGAGCCAAAGATTCTCCAACTCCAGCACTACTGGCAAAAAGCACACACAAGCCATGCCCCGTAAAAAACCATCCTGGAAGCCAGCCACAACCTTCAAGGTCACCAAGCTCAAGCCCAATGGCCCTAAAGCTGGGCAGTCCACTGACGCTTGGATGTACGGCAAGCAAAAGGAAGAACAAGACTTTCAAGAACGCATTCAGCACGATTCCAAACGGCCACCCAGTTGAGCTAGCCTTGCCTCAAACCCCTGTTAGCTTCAGGGCATGGGAAAGAAGTCAACTAACGCAGAAATTGAAGAGCGCGTAAACACTGTCTACAAGTTGTTGTTGCAGTCATATTCGCGCTTTGAAATCGTGCAATACGCCGCGAATGAGTGGGGTGTCCAACCTCGTCAAGCTGATGAATACTTGGCACGCGCAAGACAGCTCATCGCTAAAGACTCAGAGATCGAACGGCCAGAATGGTTGGCCGCTGCAATTTCGCGGCTTGTGCAATATGAAAAACGCGCAGGGCGTGACGACAACTTGCAGACAGCAATCAAGGCCCTAGAGACTCAGGCCAAGCTGCTGCGCTTTGACATCTGATGCCACTGCTCACAGGCATCACCAGCAACGAACCCCTGCTGGGTTTTGTTGATGACATCCAAGGCTTCGAGAAGCCCACAGCAGCTGAAGCCCTAGCCCGCGTTCAGCAAGGGATGCTGCCGCATCAAGTCGCCTTTTGCGAAGACACAGAGCACCGCAAACTTGGCTTGGTCTGCGGCTTTGGTGCAGGCAAAACCTACGGGCTGGTTTGCAAATCAGTTCACATGGCTGCCATGAATGTGGGCCATGTTTCGGCCTTGTTTGAACCCATAGCGCCGATGCTGCGCGACATCCTGCAGCGAACCATGGATGAGCTGTTGGAGAAGTGGGAGATCCCTTTTGATTTCCGTGTAAGTCCGCTGCCGGAATACACCCTGCATTTCGCAGAAGGCAGCCACACCATCCTTCTGCGCACGATGGAAACGGCCAACCGCATCCGTGGCCAGAACCTCTGTGCAGTCGGCTTCGATGAAGCAGACACCGCCAACAAGAACGTCGCCACCCAAGCCATGCGCATGGCCCTGGCCCGTTTGCGCGATGGCAACGTGCAGCAGTTTTATGCGGCCACCACGCCTGAAGGCTTCGGCTGGGCTTACGAGACGTTCGAGAAGAACGCCAGCGATGACACCGCGCTGATCCGCGCTAAAACATCAGATAACCCCTACCTTCCTGAGGGGTTCATTGACTCGCTCTTGGAGAACTACCCAGAGCAGTTGATCAAAGCTTATTTAGACGGCGTTTTCGTCAACCTGAATACTGGTCAGGTTTACGACCGCTTCGACCGCGCCAAGCACGTCATCACAGAACTGCCAAACGTCGATAACGAGCCCCTAAGAATCGGGATCGACTTCAACGTGACGAACACCAACGCGGTGATCGGCTGCCGTCTCGGAAACCAGCTTCTCCTGATCGACGAGATCAGCGGTGCGCATGACACCGACGCCCTGGCACAAGAAATACAAAGACGATTTCCCGACCGTCGCATCTATGTCTACCCTGACGCATCAGGCGGCAACAGAAGCACGAATGCCTCACGAACGGACATTCAAATCTTGGAGTCCTATGGGTTCAGTAATCAATCGCCGCGCTCAAATCCTGCCGTCCGTGATCGGGTTCTTGCTGTTCAGGGCCTTTTGGAGAACTCCAAAGGCCAGGTAAGAGTGCAGATTTCCCACAAGTGCAAACGATTGATCGAATGCCTTGAGCTGCAATCGTGGAACAGCAAGGGTGAGCCAGACAAAGAAGCCGGATATGACCACCTCAACGATGCTTTTGGCTATTTAGTCGTTAGAGAGTTCAGCCCATTCAATGCCCGCGCTGGCCGTGGTACTGGAATCAGGCTTTACTAAACTGCAGCCATCAGGCGGGGTTAGCTGTGTATTCAGGTTTTTCAGGTCGCCAACGTGTTGGCAACGTCACGACGGTGGAAAGCCCGAACACGGCTTACGTCAACATGGAGCCGCATTGGTTGCTGATTGAAGCACTTTTGCAGGGCACCTACGGCATTAGAAAAGGGCACAGAAAATATCTTCCACAAGAACCAAGAGAGCTGGATGAGGCTTATGACAACAGGCTGATGCGTTCAACGCTTGCGCCTTTTTACAGCAGGCTTGAGCGGATGTTGGCGGGCATGTTGACCCGTAAGCCCGTGCGGCTTGAAGACGTTAGCGATGTTGTCACTGAGCAGCTCTTTGATGTTGACCTGCAGGGCAATGACCTGAACGTTTGGACTTACGAAACAGCCCGCAAGTGCATCCGGTATGGACACGTTGGCGTCTTAGTTGATGCCCCCAAGGCTGGGGAAAACGGGCGGCCTTACTGGACTCAGTACACGCCACGGGACATCTTGGGCTGGCGCTCTGAGATCAAAGACGGCAAGCAACAGCTGACCCAGCTGCGGCTGATGGAAGAAATCACCGTTCCTGATGGCCTATACGGCGAAAAGCAGGTGCAACAGGTGCGCGTCCTAACGCCTGGCGCTTTTGAGATCCATCAGAAGGACAAGAAAGGCGACTTTGTTCTTATCGATGAAGGGACGACGAGCCTTAGTGAGATTCCGTTTGCTGTCGCTTATTCCAACCGCGTCGGTGTCCTTGAGTCACGGCCACCGTTGGCGGACATTGCCGAGCTGAACCTCAAGGCTTATCAGGTTCAATCTGACCTTGATAACCAGCTGCATATCAGCGCGGTGCCGATGCTGGCGATCTTCGGGTTCCCGCAGTCAGCAGAGGAGATCAGCGCAGGCCCTGGTGAAGCAATGGCGCTGCCTGAAGGTGCATCAGCGCAATACATTGAGCCATCGGGCAACAGCTACAGCGCACAGTTCCAGCGGCTAGAGCAGATCGCCAATCAGATCAACGATTTGGGTCTTGCTGCTGTGTTGGGCCAGAAGCTCAGCGCAGAGACGGCAGAAGCTAAGCGGATCGACCGCAGCCAAGGCGACTCCACGATGATGGTGATCGCTCAGCAGATGCAGGATCTGATTGACAACTGCCTGCGGTTTCATGCGCAGTACATGCAGCAGCCGCAAGCTGGCAGCAGCTTTGTAAATCGCGACTTCTTAGGTGATCGCCTTGAACCGCAGGAGATCCAAGCGTTGCTGCAGCTCTACACCGCAGGCACCATCACTCAAGAGACACTGTTAAAGCAGCTGTCCATGGGTGAAGTCCTTGGCGACGATTTCGACGTTGAGCAGGAGCTAGATGCAACGCAGTCCGGTGGCTTAATCGAGATGCAGCAACCTGAACCTGCCTTGGCTAAGGCTGAAGAGGCCACAATGCCAGAAGCGGAACTAGAGGATGAGGATGGGCTGGATGAGCAGGCTGCGTAAGCCGAACCCGAACAGAAAGCAGCTGCTGTTCTTCACCAAGGATCAGCTCAAAGACAATTACTTTGCGGTCATTCGGATTACTTGGTTCGCTGCCGGTCAGATCTGTGCAGTCAATGAGGCGGTTGTCTATCAGGACGATTTAGAGGCAGTCGCTGAGTTCTCAGGGATTGTCGGTGAAGCTTTGCGGGGTGGCGCTGATGTTTCGATCGTCTGCATTGCCAGCTCTGAAGATGTTGGCTTAGAGCCGTCATGAGCGAGCCTGAAGCCTTTTACCGACAGGCGATTGACCTGAACCGATACAGCAATCACGTCGCGCTGAATGTGATGCGGGCGTACAACGACATCGTGATTGATGCGTTGCAGAAGCTTGATGACGTGGGTTCGCTGAACCCCAGGGAAGCGGCCAGGTTGAACGCTCTGTTGGCTCAGGTACGCGAAAGCCTTGAGACATGGGCTGGGGATAGCTCTGTTTATGCAGTGCAGGAGTTGAACGGCTTGGCCCGGCTGCAGGCTGACTTCATCTCAGGCCAGATCAAAGATGTAGTGAAGCCGAGCTTGGCTGACACTGTCCGCAGCGTTGAGATCACGCCGGACTTTGCGCGGTCTGTTGTGCTGGCTGACCCAACAGACATCAGCGCGGCTGTGTTGCAGCCAAGCCTTGAACAGCAGATCCGTGGTCAAGCGCCTGGCCTTGTCACGTTGGACGCTGGCAAAGGCGCTGCCCTTGTTCTGCCCAATGGCAAAACCCTTGGCACTGGATTTAGACAGCTGGCCGAATCTTCTGCTGACAAGTTCCGCGTCACCGTTCAGAACGGGATGCTGACGGGCGAGAACATGCGGGACATGGTGAAGAGGTTGCGCGGAGAGCTGCGGTTTGCGGATAAGGCAAACATCGGTCAGACGATTGCTAAGGGCGGTGAACTGACGACGCTTGCTGACTCGCAGATCCGGGCACTGATCCGAACCTCTGTCACGCAGATGACGAACACGGTCAACCAGCAGGTTTATATCGCGAACCAGGACGTCATTGATTCGTATCGCTATCGGGCGGTGTTAGATCTAAAGACGACACCGATTTGCCAATCCCTTGATGGCAAGGTGTTCAAGTTCGGCAAGGGACCGCAGCCGCCGCAACATTTCGGATGTCGTTCAACCATTGTGTTCATCACAAAGACTGAAGCCGAGGGTGATTTCAGGGAGCGGACGCAACGTGCGGCGCTTGGCGGCCTTGTCCCGTCTGACACGACATATCCACAATGGATTGCCAAGCAATCAGCAGCAGATCAAGAGAAAGCCTTGGGCGGCAAAGGCAAGGCCAGACTGTTTCGCAGCTTGCTCAAGCAAGATTCACCAGAGAAAGCCTTGGGCAAGTTCGTCAGCAAGGACGGGTCAGAACTAACTTTAAAGCAGCTGCAAGCAAAGTACGGTGCCCCTGAAACGCGGTAGCAGCAAGCAAGTTATTTCTGAGAACATTCGCAGGCTGATGCGTGAAGGCAAAAGCCGTTCGCAAGCGGCAGCGATTGCATTCAAGGAAGCTAGAAAACGGCGCAAGCGTTAATCTTTTGTTGTACCTGCCTGTTGGTTTGATGACGCTCCCCAGCAAGTATCAGTTCAAGGCGCAAGGCGAAGAGGCCAAGCCCAAAGCCACGGCTAAGAAGAAAGCCGCTAAAAAGGAAGCACCTTCGGAGGCTGAGTGATGCCTAGCGGACCCGGCACCTACGGCTCCAAAATGGGCCGTCCGCCTAAGAAAAAGAAAAAGAAGGGCGGCAAGAAAAAGTAATGGCACGGAAACAGCGGCGCGTTCCGAAGGACAAGGCCACCGGCCTGCCTAAGAAGTACCTGTCAGGTGCGAAGAACCGCGCTGCCAAAGCCCGTGAGATCAAGCGAACTGCCGAGGCTTACAAGGCTGGGGAGTTCATCGACATCAAAGCTGTTTCCGCATCGAGGGCTAAGCAAGGTGGCAAGACCAAAAGCAAAACCACTAAGCGCCGCAACAAAAAAAACGCTAAAAGAAAAGGCTGAGAAGTCTCGCTTCTTTTACGGCGAGCTGGCCGAGGTCTACCGCAAAGGTCAGGGTGCTTACCTTGCGAGCGGATCACGCAATGTTCCGATGGCAGCTTGGGCTATGGGCCGGGTGAATGCCTACATGAAAGGTGGCAAGGCGAGAACCGCTGATGCTGCGATCTATGCCCGCTACAACAAAAAGCGATGAGCATCAAACGCGGTGGCCATACGTTTGCGGGCTTTGATAAGCCCATCCGCACGCCGAACCATCCGAGCGGCAAGTCTCACGCTGTTGTCATTAAAGACGGCGATAAAGCGAAGCTCATTCGTTTTGGCCAGCAAGGCGCTAAGACGAAGCGTCCGCGCAAAGGTGAGAGTGCTGCAGACAAAGCTAAGCGGGCGTCATTCAAGAAACGCCACGCAAAAAACATCGCGAAGGGGAAGACATCTGCCGCATATTGGGCAGACAAAGTAAAGTGGTCGTGAAATCAACCTTACGGGTTATTCATGTCTGAAGAGCAGAATCAGGAGATTACGTCTTCTGCGCCTCAAAACAATGCCGAGCTGGATGCACTCAAGAACAGCATCCAAGCTCTTGAGAAAAAGAATTACGAGCTGATCGGCAAGCTCAAAGACGCAAAAACAATCCCTGACGGCGTTGATGTTCAGGAGTTGCTTGAGTTCAAGCGTTCTGTTGAGCAGAACAAACTTGAATCAGAAGGCAAGTACACCGAGGCGCGTCAGGCTCTTGAACAGCAGTTTCGCGAAGCTGCTGAAGCCAAGGACAAGCGGATTGCTGAGCTTGAAGCACGTGTCCGTGAACTTGAGCTGATTGCACCTGCGAACACAGCATTAGCCGATGTTGTCCATGACCCCAGCATCGTATTCAAGGCGGATCTGCTGAAGCCGGATCAAATCGAGCGTGAAGCTGACGGCACGGTTGTTGTTGTCAATGGCTACGAACGCAAGCCGATTGGTGAATGGGCCAAAACCCTGCCGAGCTACATGCAAAAAGCCCCCAAGCCTGTGGGGAGTGGCGCACCTTCAGGGCGCAGCGCAGGTGGCGACATTCCACCGGGCACAAAGAATCCTTTTGCTAAAGAGTCCTATAACCTCACAGAACAGTCACGGCTGTATCGCACGGACCGGGATATGTACGAGAGGTTGAAAGCTGCTGCCAGCCGTTAATATGTTCACTAAGGCAAAGCTACGCAGAGCCGTTCGGGTTACGCCCACACCGTAAACATCATTTCAAGGAGGTTTTGTCATGGCGACTCTTCGCTCTGACATCATCATTCCTGAGGTATTTACGCCCTACGTCATTGAGCAAACAACTCAGCGTGATGCCTTTCTGGCTAGCGGTGTGGTGCAGCCGATGGCGGAGCTGAATGCTTCAGAAGCCGGGGGAGACTTCGTACAGGTCCCCTTCTACACCGCAAACCTTGCTGGCGACTTTGAGCGTCTGACTGACAGCTCTTCACTGACTCCCGGAAAGATCACTGCTGACAAGCAAGTGGCCGCCGTGCTCCATCGCGGCAGAGCTTTCGAGAGCAGGGACCTCGCCGCACTGGCTGCCGGTTCTGACCCGATGGCTGCTATCGGCAACAAGATTGCTGATTACATCGCTAACCAGCGTCAAAAGGATCTGCTGTCCTGCCTGGGCGGCATTTTCGGCGCTGTTGGTGACACCAGCTCCGCTTCTTTCGCAGCCTTGGCTGTCGATGGCGCGTCTGGTGACACCCCTACTGTGCTGAGCCCTCGCCAAGTTGTCGAAGGCAAATCACTGCTCGGCGACCAAGGTGAAAAGCTTGCGGCCATCGTTGTTCACCCCAAGGTGTACTACGACCTGATGGAGCGTCGTGCTCTTGATATGGTTTATGACGATGCAGGCCAGGCTGACACCGCTGCAAGCCAAGGTTCAACCGCCAACGCTTACGGCCAGGTCACTGTTCCCACCTTCATGGGAATGCGCGTGATCGTGTCTGCTGATGTGCAGACCGCTGGCTCCGGTTCTTCCACTGAGTACGCCAGCTACATGTTCACCCAGGGTGCCGTTGGCTCCGGTGAGCAACTAGGACTCCAGACAGAAACCGACCGTGACATCCTCGCCAAGAGCGATGCCATGTCGATTGATCTGCACTACGTGTACCACCCGATTGGTTCATCGTTCTCCACTTCTGTTGCTAACCCAACTCGGGCGCAGCTGGAAACCGTGGGCAATTGGACCAAGGTGTACGAGACCAACAACATTGGCATCGTGCGGATTACCACCACCAGCAACCTTGACTGACGGAGGTAACTAACCATGGCATCCATTTTTGAGGCAACAGCTGGCAACCTTGTCGGCCCCGCAACTGGCGGTACTGTCACCCAGGCCACCAGCAAGTCAACTGCCGTGACTCTCAACGCTGAGTCCGGTCAGATCACCCTTGACGATGCTGCTCTTGCAGCAGCCGCTGAGGTTTCTTTCACTGTCAACAACGACAAGATCGCTGCCACTGACGTGGTGGTGTGCAACCACGGTTCCGCTGGAACCGCTGGTTCTTACCTTGTGCAAGCCAACTCGATTGCTGCCGGATCTTTCAAGATCACCGTGGCAAACGTTTCTACTGGCTCACTGGGTGAGGCAATCGTTGTCAACTTCGTGGCTCTGAAGGGCGCTAGCTCCTGATGGGTCTGTTCGCCTTTAGGCGGATGAAGGAACGTGAGGCTGCTGCGCAAGCGGCGGCCTCCGCTCCTGAAAAGCCGACCAAAAAGACTTCTACTGTGACGCCCGATGGCAGTAACAATCGACGCAACAGCGGGCGGCGCAAACGCCAACAGCTACATAACCCTGGCCCAAGCTGACGCCTACGTTGAGGCAATGATCAGCAGCACGGATGTCAGCAAGTGGAGCACCGGCACTGATGACACACGCAACAGGGCGTTAGCAGCAGCTACGCAACGCCTTGACCGTGAAAGGTTTATTGGTGCCAGGGCAACGGACACACAGGCTCTGCAATGGCCGCGTACTGGCGTGCGAAAGCCCGATACCTACGTCAATACGTACGCCACTGGCTTTCCGTTTCGCATTTCTGAGGATTACTTCACTGACGAGGAAATACCTGACCAAATCAAGCGGGCACAGATCGAGCTTGCTGTCTACCTGCACAACAACACCGACGGCATCAGTCTGAGTGGCCTGAACGATTACAAGAACGTCAAGATCGGCAGCATCGATGTGACTCCAGACAAGACCGGATCAGTTGGCGCAGATCATGTGCCGCCGATGTTTGAAAGGTACTTGACAGGTCTTAGAATTAGCGGACCAGGTAACGTTGCTATCCGCAGGAGCTGATCATGGGTTACGGGTACGCGCCTACGAAAGCGACGATCATCACGAATACCGCAGCTCAGACTGGTCGGTTCGTGAAAATTATGGCGCTTGAAGATTCCGTAATTGCGTCGATGACCTCGTCTGCGATTACTGAGAATGGCTCCTCGACGATCGAAGGAATCAATATCAACACCTCTGCTTGCATCGAAGGATTAGAAGTAACGAGCATTACGCTGACTAGCGGCACCGTCGTCGCTTACGAAGCCTGATGGGCCTCGCGCAATCGCTAGAAAAGGTTGCAGGCAACGTCATCGACTCTTTAGGGGCTGACGTAACGATCCGCTATGTGACGGCTGGTAGCTACGACACATCAGACGGAACAATCACTGAAACGACTAGCGACACAGCGACCAAGGGTGTTGTGCAGGCTATACGGCAAAACGAGGTCAATGATCTTGTGCAGGCGAGCGACAAACGTCTGATCGTTGCAGCGAAAGAGCTTGCTACTGCTCCGGAGACTAAGGACCGTGTAGTCATCAGTTCTGTCGTCCATCAGATCGTCGAGGTGCAGACGGTCGACCAAGACAACACCGCGATCACATATGAGCTGATTTTGAGGGCGTAACGATGGCACGCGTCGGCAAGATTGACTTTGGCCTCGATGGTTTTGGCGAAGAGATCGTCAAGCAAGCAACTGATACGCTCCACTCAAAACTCAAGCTTTACGAAGCGGCTTCAAATGGTGGCATTGGTACGCCTGTTGACACTGGGGTGTTGATCGGCAGATGGCAAAAGACCATGGACAGCTCAAGTCAAGGGAGGGTGTTCAACAACCTCGACTATGCAGCACCTGTGATCACGGGAGAAAAAGACACCTTGCCTCCATCATGGGGCGGCAAGTTCCGCACAAAGCAAGGCACAAAGCAGAACTACCACGAATCCATCCTTGAAGAAGTAATGGAGCGAGACCTGCCTAAGATCATCAAAAGTGTTAAGCGGAGACGCAGATAATGGCTGCTGCTGATCTCAACGCGATCCGATCGACAATCGAAGGGCGACTTGCTACCGAGCTTGCTAACAGCCCTGTGCTGCCGGTGGTGTTTAACAACATGGCTTACGAGCCAACGCCGAATAGCTCTTGGGTGCAATGCCTGACAGCTTTCGGTACAAACGAATATCTAGGGCATGGACTAACCACTAGCGGCTACAACCGGATCGTCGGACTAACCCTGATCAACATTTTTACCCCTAAAGGCGCTGGTCCTGGAGCGAACCTTGTCATTGGTAAACGCATTCGGGATTTGTATAATCGAGTTATCGTGTCGGGGGTCTTCTTCGACGCTCCTATTGGCCCAGAGGCTTTGGCTTCGCCAAGTCCCGAGGGTTATTTCCAAACCCAGGTCCGTGTGACCTTTGAATTCATCGAGGAACTCTGACCATGGCAACCCTTCGAGGCGAACAAGGCGCAGTCCAGTTTGAAACTGGCTCTGGCACCCTCGCAACTGTTGTCGGCACCCGCAGCTGGAGCTTGACAATCACCAAGGAAACTTACGAAACCACCGACCACGGTGATACATTCCGCAATTTCATCGGTGGCTTGATTTCTGGTTCTGGCACGATTGAGATCGTTTACGATCCCGACGCGACCAACCAGCCTGAGATCATTGAAGATGTCATCAAAACGAATGACGCTGTAGATGCAAGCTTTGAGCTGTTTACTACAGGCACCACGTCTGGCACTGATAGCGTGTCATTCAATGGCATCATCACCAGCATGGAGATCACCTCAACGGTTGGTGAACTTGTAGTTGCATCTTGCGATTTTGTGACCTCCGGCACGATTACTTCTAACCTTGAGTGATAAGGCTATAGTTTGAATGATTCGTTCAAACTACTGAATGCCTGCTAACGCTCGCACGATTGATTTGCTGGTTGAGGCTTTTGACCTTAACCAGCGCCGTAAGTTTGAGTTGAAGAACGATAACGGCGAGGTCATCGTCGATCTATTTTTCAAGCCAATCACCCGCGCAGACCGCAAGAAAGCGTCTAGCCTAGCTGGGTCTAATGAGGCACTAGACATCAGTACGCAGATGCTGTGCCGCATGGCCGAGCTTGAAGATGGCACGAAAGCTTTCGCCCCTGCTGATGCTGCAAAGCTCCAACGACAGCTCCCTGAGTCTGTGCTTAACGAGCTTGAGCTGTTTTTGTTTGGTGTCGGTGAAGAGGCTGACCTTGAAGAAGCAAAAAACGAATAACGCAGGACAGCTGGCTTTACTTTGAGTTTTTTCTGGCCTGCGAACTCGGCATGACTGTCAGCAGGCTTCGCAACGAGCTAACAGATGCGGAGCTTGTGCATTTTGCTGCTTACTTTGAAGTGAAGGGAGAGAAGGAAGAAAAGGCAATGCAGCGCGCAAAGCAAAGGCGGCGGTAGTATTGACTTATTGCTAGGCAGCCGTGGCAAAGGACGTAACCCTGCTAATCAAGCTGCAGGACTTAGCCAGCCGTAAGCTGGCACAGATCACAAATAGCACTAAAAAACTTGAAGGGGCT